CGCAAAGAAAGCTACTCCACCCTCCTGTAAGGGAGGTGAAGAGTGAGCGAGTGTTTCCAATTCTCGAACGCGTGCCATAGATGCCATCTTCAACCACAACCCCATGGGGTAACAGTTTGGATGGCGACACCTCTAGTAAGTACGTCAATAATTTTTATGTGTTTTTCTAGAAATTTTTCACATGTTTTTGGATTTTCAAAACCTACAAAACCGGGGGCCGGACAAAAAGAGAAGGGAAAAGAGTTTGTGGGGCACCGGGCAGCGCTGCTGCGCATGCTGGAGCCTTCACAAGGAAAAGACAAAAACGAACGCAGACTTTAAAACTTTACTAAGTTTGCTGCAAAACTTAGCACACCGATTTGGGGGAAGCCACTACGCGGTGTTAGTAGTGACCATGGGAACCGTAGAAATGAAGCCATAACAATTCCAGTCATCTCCGGCTTGACGTGAGAGCGAATAAGGACGAGCAACGGTGTCAGTGTTGCCCTGTATCGCCCACACAACTGCGGTATTGACTTGGTCAGGTCCAGTCATGGCTAAAGGACTCGTAGCATTATCGCTATAGAGCTGGCCAGCAGTGGCACGACCTATCGTACGTTGGTATGGCGGAACATTAACGTCGAGGAAAGTTTCGGCAAGGGTCGAGAAGAACGAGCGCATATAGCGCATGGACGTGGTCGGAAACCCCGTATAGATACGATAGATCAGGGTCGGTAGAGGGATATCTTGCAATCCATACCAGATCGTCGCAGCCGTATTGAGGTTCGAGGACGCTTGGACGCGGATACTTCCAGTTTCGAAAGTATACATAGCCGAGAAAAGGTCAATTTGATCGCACGAAAACATACTCCGAAGGAGTGCTGTCGTGTTATCAGTGATCTGCCCCACATATAGACGAGCGAAAGGTTCATACGCTTGTTGTCCATTGATCTGTGGGGTAATCGTTCCGGTTGGGTTGAGAGGCTTATGAAGTTTGACAAGCTGGCGGAGAGCGAGGAGCTTCTCTCCGATAGCAACTTCAGCCGCTCGGATATTGGTCGGGGGTATTTTGCCCAGTTCCACGCATGGATTGATCGAGTACTCAGCCGCCTGTGATACGGCGGGGGCGTACGGCTCATACGTGAAGTTGTCATAATAGGGGCGGGCGAACTCAAGATCAGGTCCGCCAGCCATCTCAATCAGGAGGGCAATAGACGTCGGGACAGTGCTCGGGGCTACGAGCGGATCAAGGACGAAGATGGACACGGTTCCTGTGACATCAAGCATCTTTCGGTAAAGCCCAGGGCTAACATAAGGGACGCAGAACTCAAACTCCGCCGTTTCGCGAATGTCTACGATAACGCGGTGGAGGTATTCTGTCGCATCGATGTCTGCCGGATAAACCGAAGTAAGGGCAGGATTAAAAGCTATCAACAACCGTCCAGAGTAGAACTCATTCTTGACAATCTTGACACGGTACTTAAACGATCCTCGCCAATAGCCAAACTGGGAAGCCAGAAAAGCCGTCGGCGGGTAAACCGCTCCTTTGGTCAGGGCAACGTTAAGGTCAGGCCGCACTGCCCAACTAGTGAGCAGGGTTCCGGAGGCCATCGCTTGTGTCCAATCCGCCTGCTGGAAATAAGCATAGATCTGCTTCAGATAATCAATGGACATCTGATCCGCGCCCGCTTCCCCAGTTGAGGGGGCGGACACCACTCTATTAGTCGACACTGCACCCAAGGACTGAGCAGTGGAAACTTGGTCAGAGTTTTGCAGGTAAGGAAGTAGACGGGGCGCATTGTACACGGGGGCTTGTAGCGCGACTGGTTTCGACCAGCCGAACACTTGAGCCGCTCGGCCAACAACGGACGCGGACCAACCGACCATCGACGTGGCTGGAGCTAAAATGGGTATTTCTCCCAGGATGCTCGAGGCACGCGCGATTTTGGAGGCAACGCTCGAAATGGGACCGAGTCGTGAGCCCCGAAGCTCTTTCTCCCCGAATGAAGATTGAGCCGTGGGACCAGACAACAAGGTAGATTCCATTGACGCCCACAAGGTATACCCACAGGTGGTGTCACCTGAGGCAGCTTGAAGGGCGTCATAGGGCATTAGAAACGCCTCACCGATGCCATAAGCGTTAGCAGTGGCACCAGTATTGACGTGGTAGGGGTAGATGGACTGGAAAGGAATGCGGAGTTCAACATGGGTTTGAGTGCCCAGGTCGATCTCCACATGGGGTGTCTGGGTAATCGTGGTCAAGTGGGCGGTATGCATCCTAAACTTGGTCTTATAGTTCGCAGATGTTACCACCAACCCTCCTGAGGGGATAAATCCCAGGATATAGCGTCCGGTCTGGAATCGGACCGCGTTCACATTTAAGGTCAGAACAAGGTCAGTTCTCAGCATGAAATTCCCCTTCATCTTGGCTAGCTTCAAGGTCGAAGCCATCAAGAGTTTGAGGGGATCATCACGCCATAAGATTCCACTGTCAGTTACGCCAAAACTGCCAGATTTAATGACGGACGGTCGCTTCAAAAAGGCATCGATGTCCTGAGCTCCAGGAATATCGAGGTCCCGAATCAACGACGATTCACCACTATGAACTTGGACGGGGGAAGCAGTGGGTCCCAGTGAGTCATCCACAAAATGAGTGATACCCTGAGAGCCTGCTTCAGTGACGGTCTGTTCGAGAGTTCCAACGGATTCATTATTAACAGCGGACATTGCGAGAGGTCTTCGTTTACCGGAGCTAGGCTCTTTAGACTTGGCAATGGGGGAAAAGGATAAGGGCAGGGGAGCGGGGACCAGGTAGATAGTTTAATGTCCTTCTCAAGACAAGGCTTAGTCAGATTCTAAATGAAGCCGTCCACTGCTTCAGCAGCTTTCGTAAGTGCTACATCATAGACCGTCCACAACGGGGTCACGCGGGGGCCGTAAAAATCTAAAAGCTTCTTGGACTGTGTTTTGAACGTTTCACGTCCATGCATAGTGAGATCCAACAGGGAATCGCTCAAATTGTTCTGAGCTATGTGGTCATAATCCTTGTTGTTCTTGGTCCACAACACACGTTCCATGATAACATCCATGGCCAGCGGGCCTACCCAACGTGAGAGATCCTTATGGAAGACAAAACCACATTTTAAAATGGTGTGATCCTCTAAAGGTGTATTCTCTGGTCGGGGGGGTCCTTTGTCAGCGGCAGTATACGTATGCCCAAACAACTCTGCTGTCTTCGCAAATGTGGCTTCGCTAAAATCCCAGCGGAGCCTATGCGACACAGAGAACAAGTTGTCATCGCCAAGAACGACGATTTTAACCTCATTCCAGAAGTCATGCAAACGTGGATACGCCTTGTACGTTCCTCCTTCGATCAAGAAGTAATGGTACATGAACATGGACAAGTTGGTGATACAATTGGTCGGGGTAGTGCCAGGGAAGCCAGAGGGCATATTATCGTGCCATTGCTCCAACAGACCTCCAAACACATGGTAGGACTGCACGATGGACTCTATCAAGCTCGCTCGCACAACCGATCCAACACGATCATCGGACGGGTACAAGTTGGCCTGAACTTGTAAAGAGTTCCTCACCATAGCCTGGTTTTGGTGGCCATCGAATCCGGCAAAATCGCCAGATCCACAGTACTTACCCTCGCCCGCCACCTTCAGGTGATGAACGAGGAAGTCCCAAGACCACCCACGGGGGTTGATACCAATGAGAGTTCCATTCAGTGGTGCTCCTTCTTTAATGACCAAGTCCGCTGCTCCAAAGAACATGCGGTACAGGATCAACAACTCAAGAGGACCACAGAAAACGATGCGAGTTTTGCCAGCTTGCACTTTGGCAATAGATCGTCGTTCTCCTTTATGAACGGTTTGAAAAGTGAACTGAACCAGTGCTCCACACGTCACAATCAGTTCAATCATGACGGTAAGACGCCTACGAAGCGCCTCGAACTTCGGACCGGGAACAATGTTACCAAGATTATCGAAACGCCAAAACGACCGTTTGGTGTCCCCAAGAGCTGTATGGGGATAGCCAGGTGATGTTGAGGCGTCGAGGGGCTTAAACTTGGTACCACGTATCCCACGAATGGCTTCCTCCAACGTATAGCGCCGCATAGTAACATGCGGAGCACAACGATGGAAGTGCCGGGTCAATTCTTGGCCAATGACAACCATATGCTCCATGTCCACTTTTAAATCAGTGTGTACATAGGCGGCTCGCGCCGCTGGGTAACGTTCTGGTCGAACGTCACTCGGCATGGTTTTAGGTTCCATTGGCAAAGGACCAACTCCTTCGTACCGAACGATATCATTGCTAACAAAGGTATTTGAAGGCTCAGACAAATCCATAGTCAATATGTCCATGCCTTCAGGCAATCGATCGAATGCAAAACCCTCGTATTCCACAACGCTATCGTCAGCTGCAGGAAGATCAAGATCAGCAACGTTTTCCACGAAAGGAATATCTAAAGGTATCTTAGAGAACTGTTCGATGGTCACCCGGTTACAAAAACCGAATCTACCATTCCCAGCACAATGGAAACCAAAGATCTTCCCAGCGTACGCGCCATTTGTGATGACAACAGGCCAACCACACATTCCTTTCTCCGTCCGCAAAGGGTACGCCATGACTTGGCGCACCTCGCTAGTTAGTTCAGGAACGTTAGGATCCATCGTAATCGACTGGAGAGGGTATCCATTTTCCCACACGTACTTGGTGTTCATTCCAACCAACATGCCCTCAGAGGTCATGCTACGGTTGATCCAAACACCCAAATTCTCGCCCTTCGTCATGAAGTGTCGCGAGATATCTGCGAACTGTTGTGGGAGTGTTTTGACGCTTACTAACAGACAATCATTAAATTCTTGTTCTTCAAGAATCTCCAAATCATCTACTGAGAAACGCCATTCCAAACCAGGTCGCGTGAGATAAAAGCAAAAATCAGCTTTCTTACCCGCCGCGACAAGATTTGTCCATGCAATATTGATTTGCGTGAAAAAGTGGACATTCATAGTGAACATCTTGTCTCTCACGCCCAAGATATGTCCCAACTTCCGCCGATGTCCATCAGCATCAGGAGCCTCAATACCATAGATGTTTTTCTGAAACTTGTCAACAAGTTGATCTAAGTCAGTAAAACCTTCGGCAGAAACTCCCGATGTGGTGGACTTTTGGAAAGCGGCCAACCGATTCTTAACGGAAGGTCGTTGGGGTCCACTTGGTTTCCCATTCTTCCCTCCAAACCTGCCTTGTCCGGCCGATTGTTCCTCAATATCATCAAGACCAAAGCCTTGACGACTATAGAAACCAACGGCCATGAAACAGGCTGTGGCAGCTAGACCAACCATGACAGGATGTGCTTTGACGAAATCAACTACTGCTCTCGCAGCGGTAAAGAATCCGTTTTTAAGCGACACCACCATCTCCTTAAAGTAGTCCCACGTGAACACGTATTGGTACCATCTAAGGTCCGTACGTGGACTCACTTCGGCAACAACTTCAGGGTCAAGGTCGGCCATGGCTCCATGGAACCAAGGATACTTGACGGCTCGCAAGAACTGAGACCATTTTTCTACGGTCCAATTCTTGGTCGCTCGCCAAGCGTTACCCATTTTCGTCGATATAGCCATCCCGAAAATCATCCCAGAGCCAGCAACACCAAAAGTATTGAGAACAGCGGTTTGTAACACGCCTTCATACTCTACAGGCAGGGGCAAAGTGACATCTTGGGGATCTGGTAGTCTCACAGTTGGATTTTCTCCGGCCATTTCGGCCGCATAAACCAACCCATTTTCGAAGACTACATCATAGGGATATTCAACGCCATGGGGTATCCAAAGGGGGTAGGTGATCCGCGCTAGTTCATCGCGGTATTCGCCCCACTCACCCTCAGGTTCCGGGGGTTCATGATACGGGACCACACGCACATTGCCCTCTTCGTCAGTCACTTCTATAAACTGGCGAATAGCAGGCTCTTCACGGTCAGCAATCTCGTGTACCAATCGCATGGTTTCCTCACGCTGGTCCAAGGGTATCTCTGCCTCATCCATCATATCATCAAAGGGAATTGGATGATACTCTACGGGCGCGGTGGTGCTTGAAGACTCAGAGGGGACAGGAAACGCTTCTGACTCAATGTCATCGTGGAACGTCACAACAGGCGGAGGCACACTAGGAACAGGGACAGAAGTGGGCGTGGCAGGAGGAGAAGGAGTTTGCTCGCCAGACACATAATTAGGATCAATCATGATAGGTTTGGCAGGACGTGGTACGAAAGGTATTTCGGTACGCAAAGGTCGTGTTGCTTTGTTCACACGATCTATCAACTTCATTAAGTCGGCATCCGAAATGTTTTTGTACGCGTCTCCGGCTTGCTTAGCTATAACAGCAGAATTGCCGGAAGTGGCGCGCGCAAAAGCCTCATACATGCGATTCCTTTCCAGGATGTACATGTACAATTCCTCATACGTTAAAACCACTTCAGTGGGAACAAATTGCTCCCCCATCAGTCGCATCACTTGGAACTTGGAACACTTAGGGTCGTAACCAGCTTTCGCACCGGAACCAACCGCCTTGACTCGTACAATGATGTCAAGACGACGACCAAAAGCGGGGGGAGAAATAATCATATTAGTACGAAGATTCTCGATATTGGTCGTCACCATCAAAAGAGACGGATTGATACAATATTGCGCTTTGTCGAACGCCATCACGGGCTGGAAAGGTTTCTCGTTAGAAATACCAATCACATCACCCCAGGCGTTAGGTGTAGTTCCAGGGACGGTGGTTTGTTGAGCGAAATCGTCGATTAAGACGACCTCCGTTGTAGGTGTGACGCCCTCCCAGTATTTGTCTCCAATACGATCATGGATATACACTTTGGGATTGGCTTCATAGACCATCAACGCTTGCTCGTTATCAGAAAACTTGTTCCGCACGTACGTGTCACCAATGGAATTTGCGGCTAGAGTTTTACCTCCACCCGGTTCTCCTAAGAGGAAAACAACCACAGGACGACGCGACACGTTGGAACTACCCATACTAGCAACCATGACATCCTGCACTTTGTGAAGCGCAGCGATATACGATCGCAAGAGAGTGTCCTCACCGGAATTCCCGTTTTTACGGGCGGCAAGAATGTTCTCTCCTTTCCGAATCAACATTGCCAACTCGGACTTCGACGCATCAGTAGAAGGAACATTGTGTTCCTTAAACCGAACGTTAAAGTCACCCGCCATCCTAATGAACTCCTTAACAGGTCCTTCAGATAACAGGCGCGAGGTTATGGCAACTGGAAGATATTCGGTGCAGGTAGCACAGACTTCGGCAAACAGATTGAAAATATCGGCTATGATAGAATCAAAGCCGCGACTTATACCAGCATATTTCGAAAGGAAAGTACCAAAGTTCTCATTAGTTAATGAGAAACCTTTGGCAGCTAGTAGAGAAACCACAAGCTTAGCTGTGGCGCCAATAACGCCAGTAGCACCTTGTGATTCGACATCACGAGTCTCAGCCATCAAGGTGGCGACTTCCTCAGTGACAACCGAGGTAAGAACGCCATAACCCAAGACAACTAGAGCGACAGACATCCCGGTGAGAACAAGACGGACCCACCGGGGACGATGTCGCATCAGTCTTTCGACCAGAAACGCAACGAGGACGGGCAAAAGAACAGGGACAAGAATTTTAACACCAGTAAACACTTTCAAAAACGCGCTCGAAATTTCGTCCATAATGCCAGCCGCATGGTTGGCTTTATCCATAAAAGGTTCGAACGCTTTAATACGATCCTGCAAAGGTATCGTAACGTTTTCGTTCAAGAGTTTCTTCATGTCTGCCTCTTTGAAGGCATTCAATTTCTTGACCAATTCATCTACACCTTTGAGGGCAGAGTGAAGCATCTCAGGGGTTTCCGCAGCTGAGGACAGAGCGCGGAAGAAGTTAGGAGCTTGAGACTCAATATTGGTCAAGTCTATAGGCTCACGTTTAACTTCCTCCTTCTCAATAGCTTCGCGTACTCTCTTGTTGTGTAGTCTCTGGATCGCATCGTTCTTTTTATCTTTCTTGGCCGCTGAGGGTTGCAAGGACCAAAAATGGCCAGGCATAACAACAGGCACCCCACGAAAGAGAGGACGATGGAGTATATCACGCATATGCGCAGCAACATGGTGATTGTTGGCAAGAGCGTGGGGTCCAAAGTACGGGTGGTGGAAAATCCGTTCATAGGTGTCAAAATAAGACATAAGTGAATACTTATATCTAGCTTCGAAAGCTCGATAAGCAGCTGTGGCCCAGGGACCGTCCAACCTCCTTGGAATTGAAACAGAGGCAGGACGTAAAAGGCCACGCAGATCGACAATCTGGGCATGTATTTTCGCGTCGGCGCTGACGCTAGGCAAATCAAGTGACGAAAAGGCCGAACATATGGAATACGTAAGGGCCATAGCGACAAGTTGATCACGCGGGTCACGGAAGTCAAGGGAGAATTTTTGTTCCCGTTGATAGGGATCAATTTCTGGCCAAGACAAGGCGCCTAAGCGACGGACGTTTTCAGCAACTTTGTGTAAGTTGATGGCAGTCAGAGGGGTGATGACACGTCGAGTAAAGCACCAAGAATTGTACTTTTCCAACATGTACCCAAGATCTACATCCACAAGAACATTCAACATCTCGTCTCCGACGATATAAATGTAGTGGGAAAAGACCTCATCACCGACGAGGGGCGACTGGCGATACGCATCAAACAAAATGGACTGATAAAACGTAGACACGTTGTGGAATTCATGACAAAACTTCGTTCTGTCTTTCCATTCCTGGGTCGCAAACAACGTGCCGTGTGTATACTCGTAAAAGGCCGCATAAGAAGAACCACAGTCACTAGACTCAGTGGGTCGACTACTCGTGGTCTGATGGGGCGGAGAATACACAGGGATTCGCGTGATGACATTGTCATCTCGTTCGAGAGGATAATCATCAACACAAAAGGGGACATGGGCGGGGACAACCACCTGTTCCGACGAATCGGGGGTAGGGGTTACCTCAATAGAGGATTTACTCTTACTCGGCTGGGTGTCATGAATTTCGCACGACGAAATGGCAAGTGGCGGCAGTACCGGGTCCTGTGAAGGATAGACGGGTGCGGCGGGCAACTGGGCAACAGTGGTGGAAGTTGTGGATTTGACAGACGACATTGGAGAAATTTCTATTACTACTTATTAACCGTGGAATAGTGGTATGACAACCACTAACGGAACCACGATCTAAGTCCGCAATATATAGCTATCGAAAAGATTCTTAATCAGTGACTACTCTGAGTGTGAAATAGCGTGAGAACGGCGAAACGGCTAAAAATAGCCGTACTTTATCCAAGCTTTAATGTGGCAGGAGGTGATTAATTTCCTGTGACACAGGGTGATAGCACGATTAGGGGCCAAAATCAGACAAACGAAAGATACGGGTCAACGAATGAATACAGAGAAAGGTGTAGGGGAAAGGTGAACCTGATAAAGATGGACAGGCAAAAACGATGTTCGGAACATGGATCATGGTTACAACATGCAAAAATCGTCCGGATTAGATGAGACAATACAAATCTTGTCGGGGTCTAGTTGGCCGCTATTCTAACAGGCTGCATACAGCAAGTTTACATTCGCTTGCTAGCTGCCCTTACGACGTGCACAACCTCAAAAGGCCGTTGTCAAGATAACATGCAATAATACACTAGGTAGCCCCTAG